TAGAGTCTGTAACGGTTATGACAGCAAGTTCTTTCGTGTAATTATTGGCAGACAGTCGCGGCATTTCTGCAGCGGTTTTAAGAGCGGCTATGTATCTGCCGGAGTATGTCAATTCGAGATATAAAACGCACGTTCCGGATATTGATTTATCCGTTTCAGGTACGGCTATTTCCGTGATTCCGGCGATAACCGAACCCTCTTTCACGGTTACTGTCGTATCGTCTTTGCGGCTCACCGCAAAAGGCCCGTCGTAAGAAGTTGATCTGGGCTGAGACCAACCGCCGCCACGGGAGCGCCTGCGCCCTCCTGTTATGTCAAGGCTCTTCTGTGCGAGGAGATTTATCACCCCGTTTTTAGTTTTTTCAGACATCAGATAACCGGACATATTTTTATCCTTTTACGCTGTTTTTGAGCTTGTTCTCGGAATGCTTATTGTTCCCCACGAAGCGGCGAAATGACCTTCTTTTGAGATGTAAACGCTTTTTGCGGATTGCGCTAAAATCTTTCCCGATCCGTTAAGGCGTTGCGGCTCGGAAACTGGTTCTGCTGATTTTGTAGTATTTTTCCCGGAAATAATATCCGCCGCGATATCGCTTTTCATTTTTACGGTTGATGTTTTGTTTGTCGAATCAGTCTCGATATAGATTGCGTCAATGGTTCCTTTATCGTTCAAAGCCATCATTCCTTGATCAAGTATTTTTCGCGTAAACGGCTCGCTCGAAATCTCTATCGAAACGCTGACCGTCCAGTATTCGTTTCCGTTTTCATCGTAATTATTCGATGCGCCTATCTCGTTTATCCTGCCGCATTTAGCAGGAACTGAAATTCCAGCGATTGAAACACTTGACGAGTTTATGGTGTCCGTAAACTGCTGTATCCACGAGCCGCTGAATGTGCTTTTGTTGTACTGGATACTGACTATCGTATTGACTTTTTCTTTCACCGCCGGAGGATCAAACGGTATTTTAGCCGAGTTCAAAACATCATCGGACGGCGAGCCTTGCCGGTCGCCAGATTTATAAGCTTTTTCAAATGGAACTTGATATTTTGCAGTCGCAAAAGAAACCTTGGGAGGCTCCGTTAATGGACTACCAGAATTCGTGTTCAGTGAGCCGTCGGAGTATTCATAATCAACCGTGAAAGAAAAAACTGTTTCCGCTGTTCCATAACTCACTTCATTTAAAGTAATTGACGAAACAAAAACCCCAGAATCATATTCATAAACAGCACCGATTGCTGGCATACCTGTAGCGGATCGCGCGGCGTGAATATTTCTGTCATAAGCAGTTGACGAATGGACGATATACGGGATTGAATATGTCCGGCCTTTTGGACTATCAGAATAGCTCATTGACTCATATTTTTTATCAACTACATAACTCATGCGATTTTCAACTTTCCGAGCGGCTTCATGGCCAGCGTAAGCGCTTTTTGCTCTTTATACATTTTTTCGGTATTGTCGGCTGTCTTTTTCCCGTATTCGGACGCGCTGTTTTTGCCAGACAATTCGGCGCGGTACGCGTCAACGGTCCCGGCCTCGACCGCTGCGGCGAACTTCATCTGAGGCGGTTCAGATTTTATTTTAGATTCTTCTGTTTTTTTTCCGATATCGCTAGCCTTTTGGTTCAGTCTTTCCATCGAGTCAACGAAAAGTTTATCTATTGCATCGTCCCTGGCATCAGCGATTTTATTAAGCTCGTCAGGAACAGATTTAAGTTCATCGAAAGCCTTGCCGAATCCCTCAAATTTTTCCATTTCAAAATCAAGTTCAAGTGCCGGAAGCTTTGTATCTTTTGCGGCTTGATCAAGATTTTTTCCCAAGTTGGCAATTGTATCGTTCCAATCAACATCCTGCATCGTGATTGATTTCCAGATATTTTCACCAATATTTGCAAATGCCGATCCAATGTCTTTTATAAAAGCTTTTGTAATTTCCCATATATTTTTAAAAGCATCGCCCCATCCATCAACAAGCCAAGTTGCGACCGTGGCTATATTTTTACCAAACTTCATAAGCAAGTCAGAGACAATACTTATCATTGTCCCTGCCATAGTTCCGAAGGGCTTAAAAACGGTAGAAATAGCGTCAATAGAAGACTTTACATATATCGTTATTTCCTGCATCATGTAAGAAGCTTCGCCGCCGATACTCTTTAGCCGTTGAGTTAATTTCTGGATTTTCTTTATTGCGGAATCAATCATCATTTTAAAATTCGCACCTTCGACAATGGATTTGCCCACCTCTTCGAGCATATCGCCCCAGGCATTGGAGAGCTGTTTCATTTTTCCTGAAAAGGTGTTTGCTTTAGCTTCTGCCAGCGAAAAGTTAGAAACTCCAATCTTGAGCAGTTGATTGAATTTTTCTTCCTTTGAAAGAGTGTCATCAAGAATAATACCGTATCTGGCTAGTGTTCCGGTCTGTCCCTGAGAAGCTCGTCCAATAAGCTGCATAGCAGAATTTAAATCAATATTATATTTTGCCGCGAGTCCGGCGGCGGCAGTTGTCGCCTCTTCCAATTTTGACGCTACAATTCCAAGATTACGCCCGTAGGTCATTGTCTCAAGTGTAGCTTCATCACCAAATATTGTTTGACTTTGCATTTTAGATGCAAAGTCCTGAAATTTTTGGCTGTATCTATCGATCGAGTCGCCGTTGGCTGAAAGAGCTGCATTAAGGTTATTTACAGCATCTTCCTGTTCAGCGTAAGCCTGCACGCCTTTAACTGCCAAAACGCCCATGGTCGCAACACTGGCCGCTATCCCGGTTTTTACAATTCCTGAAAATGCAGCAATACTCATTCTTGCTTTTCGCAAGGCGTTATTGAATTGACCAGTCTGAGCCGTCAAATAAACAGCTAAAGTTCCGAGATTAGAAACAGCCATATTTCACATCCTCAAGTTGTAATTCCGAACCATGAACAAACACGTTTTGCCAGTTCGGCAGGTTCGATTTTAACGGCTTTCGGCCTGTCGAATTTGATAAGGAAGTCGTTAATTTTGAACTGCTTGCGCTTCGTTGAATTTGCCTGAGCGATAACACAGGCGATCTGCGCAAGGTAATAATCGGATTTTTCAAATGTTCCAATTTCATGTTCAAAAAATTCATTCCATTCCAGCAGTTCAGTATAATCAAGTTCCCGTTCGAGTTCTGAAACCGTTTTACCGATCCGGGCGGCCACTTTGAATAAAAGCAGCCGCGCCGGATCGTTTTTCAGTTTCCCTGCTTTGCGTCCATGCCGTTGAAAGTCATGATTTCGGCAAGCAGGGAATTGACCGCATCGATCGGCATATTCTTAACTTCCTCAACGGTCAAGACAGGCTCGACCAGCGAGGCCGCGACCATCTCGACGGCGCGGTCTTCGTCATTTCCCTTTTTCAAAACCTCTCCGGCTTTGAGTTTACGGATAACGACATCGTCGCCGCAAACTTTTACCGTCAGTGTTTCGGACTTCAAAAGCGATTCCTTATTCCACATTTTGAGCCTCTTTCTTAGTCGTTGTTATATGCTACCAGGGCTTTGGCCGTTCCTGCCGTTGTCCCCTGTGCGTAGGCGTGTACGGCGATTATAGCGTCGCCCGTGATCGGGTTTGCTTCGCCATTCTCGGAGTTCCACTGATACGGAGCATTTGCGGCCGTCGCCTTGACGAGTTCAACGCCGCCGTCGTCTTCGAGGACGATTATCATTGCGATATCGCCACCAATCGAGAGTGCCTGGAGTTGCGTCCCCGAAAAGGCCAGATCTATTTCCGACTGTACGGAAACGACCACGGCACCGGATGTTGGAAGGGCGTCGCCTGCGCCGCCTGTAAGCGTTACACTAGTAGCGCCGTAAGAGCTTACGGTACAACCGTATCTATAGCCAGTTGCCCATATTACAGCGACAGTATCGGCATCGGTTATGCCGTGTCCGACAGACAGTGTCATTACTCCAGTTTCTCCGGCAGTTCCGGCATCTCCGGCGACAACCGCTTCACTTGCGGAAATGACATTATCGACCTCGATAGTTTTATTGTCCTGGGCGGTTTCGCCGCCGAGTGACATTGAATTTCTGATTGACACCTGAGACATATTCACACCTCCTTATGCGCTGAACGCCGGAACGGTTTCAACGCCGCTTCCGTTTCTGTTTGTTACGGTTATGGTGAGTTCGGTTGTCGGCTTGTCACCTACGACGAGATCGCCGGGCGCGACACCGGAAACGGCTCCCCATATCGCAAGCGAACCTGCGGACGGGAACGCGATAGTGATGAGTTCGTTCGCTGAAAACGAAGAGTTATGCACCTTGGTCGGATCCATAAGAACCGTGAGTGAAAAGTCCTCATACTCCTTGAGTTTGCCGAGAACTTTCGTTTTTGCAGCAACATTGCTCAGAGTTGTAACATCGATAACTTCTTTCGACCAGCCGCCGCCGCCTGAAATCTGTTCAACACTGAACGATACCCCGGTTGAACCGAAAGTAACTGTAGATCCTACACCTTCATAGACTTCCGACATTTTTAATGCCTCCTTATATTGTTGTTTCGTAACTTCTTTTTATCTTAAAATCCTGCTGGATTCTGTGATACATATCTTCCGAGCCGTCAGCCGCGGGCTCAGACAAATCATTGTCGCCATCGAATCGCGACAAGTAAATTTTATATCCGCTCCAAGTCTCATTGTTCTTCATGTGGAGCGCATCGAATATCGCTTTTTTAAGCGCGTGAACTTCGGTAACCGATGCAGCGTAAGCGTCTATCTGCCAACGCTCTGTAACTACACCTTCAAAGCCGCTAAGGGTGTCGACAGTCTCCTGGCTGATATACTGCAATGTTGCGTATGGCAGAGCCGCACTCTGCGGCACTGGAACGCTGTAAATTTTTGTCCCTACAATGGGCGCAACTGCTGAGTCGGCAAGCAGATTCAATCTCAAAGCGCCTTGGAAGTTAGTTACTGCCATTGTCCCAATTCTCCTATGTTGACGGCCTTGCCTTTTGACCTCAATTTGTCAACGACTTTCGGGAGCATTTCGCGGGCTTTGTTTTCGACAAGTTTCATAGCCTCGCCTTTTTTTGTGTCCATTGCGGGGCGCATAAAAGGGTGCGCGGCGGCTGGCATTTTTCCGCCGTGTCCGAACTCTACAAGGTGCGCTATGTTTCCGGGGACGTGCCGTTTTCCGTCAACCGTTCCTTCTATTTTTCTGGTTACAAAAACCTTGCCGACGACGTTATCTTTTTTAGATTTTGCGGTCATAAAAATTGACTTGCGCAATAGACCCGAAGCTTCGGGACTCAGTGCAGCGCCGGGAGCTGCGTTCTGTCGTGCGGCTTCCCGTATCGGCCTCAATCCAGCGCCAACCGCAGGGCGCATGACCTGGCGTGCGGCGGCATCCGTCAGTTTCAGCAGCGTCTTTTGAAGCTCTTTATCGCCTACAAGCGCGATTGTTGAACCGATCTTAGCCATTGTCCCTGACCTCCTTGCAGTAAATCCACATTTCGCGGGCGTGTTTGCGGTCTTCGGAGACATACTCGATATTGAGGATGCGTGTTCCCCACTCGATACGCATTTCGGGGATTACGCCATCTATCCAACGTATTTTCACAACGTGCGAAACCTGAGCGTTCAGCTTGTCGTGTCCGAAAAATTCCCGTCCGGTCGGAGTCTGTATTTCTGCACGGACGGAAGACTTAAAAGTGCTCCATGTAACGACCTGTTCTCCGGCTTCGGATACGACCGTATTTTTCTGCTGAATATTGATTATTTCCCGGAGTCGTCCGCTCTGCATCATGCCACCCCCGGAATTGTGTAACCGGCAAGCAGAAAATCGAGCGAACGATTTTTCGAAAGCGCAACTTCAACATTCGCTTCGCGGTGCTCGTAAACATCTGCCGCAAGCATCTTTATAGCTATCTTCAAGGGTTCGGGTACGTTTGCAGCAGCGTCTCCATATCCGGCTTTAAATTCGATGCAGACGGCGTTGTCCTGCGCTCTTGTAACGGGCCAACTTTCGCCATACGCCGGAGAAACCCGGCCATAGAGAGATGATATATCTACCGTGTACAAAGTGCTTGAAAGCGTTTGTGTTACACCGTCATCGTCAACGTATGTGATTGAGGAAACAGACTGGACTGGCGGACGCGCCAGCTTGATGGATGAAAGGAAGAAGCCATCATAATACAACTGGTAAGTGGTTGTAATGAAGGTGCGTCCGGTGCTCTTCTCAAGAGCCGATCTTGCCGCCGTTATTAATCCCGTCAATAGAGTATCGTCTTCTGTACCACCCAACGAGAGGTACTCGCGCATTTCCTGCACGGTAACGGGTTCGACAGCCGGAGCGGTCTTGATTTTGATTCCAGTCCAGTCCATTATAATTCCTTAGCTCACGTAGTCGGCGGTGAGTCCGTCATATGCGAAACGCGGTCCGCCCTGAACGTAGGTCACGACACCTTCATCGGTATTCGTTGCGAACGAGATATAGGCGGATACGTATCTGAGTGCGTAGCCGGAAGTAGCCGCTACCTGTGCGATCTGCTCGGCGAGACATTCGAGGAAAACATAATCCCCGACAGCGTTTGGCTGGGCGGATATGGTTTTCGTTACGATTGTCTGTGCGTTTGCTCCGGCTGCGCTTGTAGCCGCCTTGATGAGCAGAGTTATATTCGAGGTTCCGACCGTGCGGAAGAAGCCGACTAGAAACTTGGAAAAGTCTCTCATGTCAACCCATCCTACGGCGGTAGATTCGGTCGAATCGGGATCGAAATCATACTGAGTGATTTTGATCTCGCTCATCAGTTTATTTGCGTTCAATCCTGAAGCCATTTTATTACTCCTGTTTTTGAATTTTAAGGGGAGTTTTCAGGCTCCCCGTTTTGCTGGTTATCTTGCGGCCAGAGTCACGAACGGCGAAAGAGTCGTTGCCGACTTTTTCGGGGTAAGCGGAGACCTCCACCACGGCTGACCATCGTTATAGACGGTGAAGCGGAAAGCGCGTTCGTTATAGATGAAGCGCACATGTATTGATTCCTGGAAGGAAACGCCGCCGAGTGTACCTTCGAGATACTCATTCCAGTTGACGAGCATAATGTCGCCAAGGTCGCCGAGCGTCGCCATATTTTCGTCAAATATGACAGGCCGTCCGAGAATCGTGTCGGGCTTGTCCGTGCCATTGCCGGGAGCGAAAAGGAACACGTCCCCATTTGTTCCGGCGATATGAGCGCCGCAAAGAGCCTGCAAGCAGTCCTGGTTACATATCCACACGGCATTATTGTAACCGTAAATGCGGGCGCGCATCTTTATGAGATTGAGGCCGTTTATCGTATCCGCTGTCTGCGCGGATTCTTTTGCCACGGTAACAAGCGCCGGTGAGTTCTGGACTCCGAGAAATTCGCCGACTCCCGAACCCCAGATTCTTTCATAGTTCAACTTAGCGATCTGTTCGTCGCTGAATCCGCTCTGAATAAGGGCGGCGAAAGAAATCGGAGATTGTGAAAGTATTTCCTCTGTCGCATAGCTCAATCCCATCAGCGAGTTTGCTTCCATCTTGATCTGTTCGAAGCTCATTTTACTGTCGGTGACTGTCGCGGTTTCCTCTCTGCGATAAACGCGGAAACCGCCGGAAATACTGTCGGAGTGATTCTTGTCGACGCGAGCATTCAGATATACGACACGGGACGCCATAGGGATCTTGCGCGTCATCATTCCGGTGTTCGCCTGAAGAGCGAGGCCGTCAACGGTCTGCACGCCGGGCATGAATGCCGGAGGTATTGTAAAGCCGCCGTCGGGGTTGCTGCTTGTTCTTGCTTCATCGCTGCCAACAGCATTGAAGAGAGGCTTGAGATTTTCAGGCATTTTATCAAGGCGCATGCCATTCTTGCCGGACTCGATAACGGCGTTGAAAAACTCGATGTGGTTTTTGAATCCGCGCTTCGGATCGTCTTTTTTCGCGTCCTTTACGGAAATGGAAACCATGTTGACAGCCGCTTCGAGATCGGAAAGTTTTTTGTTCTGTTCGCCGAGTTTTCCTTCGAGCGAATTCTTTGTTTCTTCAACCGATTTAAGAGCGTCGCTCTTTATCGAGTTGACGGACTTTGCGAGATCTTCGAACTGATTTTTAAGTTCGGGACTCATTGTTACAGGAACTGCGTCTGGCATTTTTGTAACTCCTTTGTTATAAGTTCATTTGCCGATTTTTGTATTTCTATTGAATTCATTTCGTCAGCATCCCGCTGATTTTCCGCGAGCTTCTTTTTAGCCGCAGACCGGGAAAGCCCTGCGTCGCGCAGGGCGTTTTCCTGAATTCGTTTTTTGAGACTGTTCTGGTGATTTTTAAATCCTTCCGGAAGTCCGGGAAGAATGTCGTCATCGAGATCGAAGACACATGCAGCTATCGTGGATTCCTCAAGCAGTTCATCAGCGAAGCCAAGCTCGACGGCCTTTTCTCCGCTCATCCAAGTTTCCGAATTCATCATTGACGATATGGAAGCTTTATCTTTTCCGGTGCGTTCGGAGAAAATATCCATGATCATTGAATTGAGGCTTTCAAGATGAGCAGCTTCTTTTTTCATGTCTTCAGCATCGCCGATTACCATTCCCCAGGCGTTGTGGATCATGAGCTCTGCCGATTTCGGCATATAGATTTTATTTCCGGCCATTGCTATAAAGGCGGCGGCTGACGCGGCCAGCCCGTCGATATAGACATTTATTTCAAGCTGAGACTGCTTGAGCGCGTTGTAAATGGTGAAACCGTCATGCACAAAACCGCCCGGACTGTTTATTCTGAGATCAAGAGACTTATGAGTCTTTTCAATGTCGCGCAACTCGGATATAAACGATTTAGGAGTGACGCCCTCGCCAGTCCAGAAATCGACTCCGATCTGATCGTAGATAAATATTTCCGCAGTTTTTTCATCGGCTTTTTTATTGACAGTGAACCACTGGCGCGGAGAGGAATAATTCTTAAATATCTTCTGAAAGTTCATCTTCTGAATCCTCTTTTGGGTTTGTCTTTTTTGGCTCTTCGTTTTCGCTTCTGGTGTTTGCGGAGATGGTGTATTTATCGCCGCCGGGACGTTTGTTAAGTCCTTCAAGCGCGCGTATTTCATTCGGGCTCAAAGCGCCTTTGTCGCTCATCGTATTGTAGTAGGTCGTCCGCGAAGCTATATCGGCACGCATCAAAGCTTTGGTGTCAAAGTCCGGATAGACTTTTCCCCATTCGGCCTCTGGAATAAGCGACCGCTGTACAGCCTGTTCGATATTGGTCAGGTATGGACTTAGCGTATATGTCAGGAAGTCGCTGTTTTTCTGTTCGAGTGTTGACCAGCCCTGCGCCCTCTGAGTATCACCAATCATCGAGGGAGGGACACGGAAAATACCGCAGATGTCTTCTTTCTGAAAGCGGCGCGTTTCAAAATATTGAGCGTCTTCATTCGACATTTTAAGGCGTTCCAGATGTGGTTTTTTATCGAGAAAACGCGGCATCCCGTAATTTGAGCCGGTGCTTGCGGCCATCCACATTTCTTTGAGGTTCCGAAGCGTTTCAGGATCGAGCTTGTCTTCATAGGTAACGACAAGCGGCGGAACGGCATCATTCTGAAACGTCCGTGCGCCGTGTTCTTCGGCAGTCAGGGCAAGCGAAATACTCTCTGCCGCATATTTCACCGGGGACGCAGGGTTGAGTCCGTCAAGTGTCCGGTAATTAGCCCAAAAGAAATTTTCCTGAGGCGATTTATCGAACTGCAAATAACTATTCGGCCCCCACTGTGCGATACCGGATACAAGTATTTTTCCGGTTGGTGAAAGCTCACGGGTTACGGTATCGGGATGGAGTGGAATGAGCTGAAGGATTTTCCCATTCGCGGAGCGGTTCACCCACGAAATGAAACCGCCCCTGAGCAGTATGCACTCCATATTATAAAGCCAATATTCGTAAGCCGTCTGAAATTTATTCGGCATGTACGAAAGAATCCAGTACAGCGGATTTGCCTGAGCCTCGAATACATCACCGTCCGATTCCGTCCGGTAAAGTTTGAGAGGCAATGAGGCGATAACTGAGGACAGGAGGTTGACGCAGGAAAAGACAGCTGTAGCATATAGTGCGCGTTCGGCTGAAATAGAAAGCCCTGTCGATGTTTGACTTGACCAAACCGGGAAGCCGTCAGGGTCGAGATTCGTAAATCTGCCCGTATAGGCGTTGTATGCTTTTTTGATGCGCTGAAAGAAACTATTCTTCATTCATCCTCGTTCTGGAGACTTTTCGCGGCAATAAAAAAAGCGCAGATACCTACTTGCAAGTATCTGCGCCTTATTATCCGGCAAGACTATTCTCATTGCCGCGAGAATCGTCCTTATTTTAATTACATTCTACACTATTGATTTTATCAATGCAATACTCCTTTCATATAACTTTGCTATATCTAGCAAGATTTATTTTTCACCATCAAGAATAGATTCAAGAGCAGGGCGAGGAATGCGGACGGCTCGCGGACCAACTTTCACCGCCTTTAAGCTGCCGTCTTTGATTCTGCGGCACAACGTCCGGCACGAAAGGCGGGTAAGCTGGGCGGCTTCTCTGAGAGTGTACGCTTCCGGCGCCGGATCATGTAACGGAACTTTTTCGGACTCATCAAGCCGAAGGAGCTTTTTTGTAATTTCCTCTGGCGTAAGTTCGGGATATACCGACCTAAGGCAGTTTGTTGCGGCTTCCAAGGCCGTGCGGTTCAACGTGTTGACTTTCTTCATCTCTTTTTTCCTTTTGTTTAAGTTTTCTTTTTGATATCCTAAAAAATTTGCGCGAGAGGGGCATCTACGGTCTATAAGGGCTTCCGTTTAGAGATTGACTGACCCGGGGTGCCCCGCCTATTCCAGCCGTCATTTCTCGGTGATTTTATAATCTTCCTTTCTTTTTATTTTTGCGTGTTTAAAACGGATATAAGTAGCTTATGTCCGTTTTTTTTTAATCCTTCTTTTTAATCCTCGACTATTTTTTCTTCGGTTGGTTCTCTATGCTTACACCTATCGCATATTCTCTCGCGCGAAATAGTTCCGGTAAGAGATTTTGTACGATAAACGCGCATCGGGAAGCGGCATTCAGGACAAAGGATACCGGACGGCACTTCCTCCTTTTTAACCGCTTCAACCGCCGAGCTTTCCTCGGGTGTTCCCGGCTCGGCTTGAACTGTTAAGGATTCCTTAACAGTTGCGTTTTCCGCAACGGTTAAAACTTCCTGTTTTACGGCCTTTACTTTTGCGATTCTGCGGGCGGACACTCTTTTTCTTTTCGCCATTTTAAAAATCCTCCTTATTGTGTTAGTTTCCAACATGTTGTATATGTTTCAAATTTTAACTTTTCTTTCGCGGAAAGATGCTCAAGCGCATCCTTTACGCCTTGCCAAGTGTAATCGTCGCCGCAGATCGTGGCGGTGTGAAACGAGAGTCTCGCCATATTTATGTCGCAAATGACAGACTCCTTGTCATGCGCCATGTCGATATAAACCAGATCCGGCTCTATTTCCTGCGTACAAATTTCGTTGAATCCGATCAGTCCGCCGGAACGCATCGGAATTATCCGATCCCGATACTCCCACATATTCACAAGGAAAGTTTCGTATAATATCGGCAGTAGCTCATTCTTCCGGTGTTCAGCGCTGCCTTGCCATGTATCAAGGCAGATAATAGTTGCATTCGGGGCAAGCCGTAGGAAATGCCAGGCGGACAAGCCGAGCCATGATCCGGCATCGACAATGACCTTCGTTTTTTCATTGACGAGCGTCTCAAACATTTTGACGTTGTTCCCGTGACACCATCCCTCGGGCGTGTTTCCATTAGAATAGCGCGCAGGCACTGAAGGTTTTTCAGACGGCCACGGATATTTCTTTTTTAAATCTTCAAGGCTCATTTCGCCTCCTGTTTTTTGATTTTGTACCATTCCACTGCTCAATTTTTATCATGCGAGAATCCTTTCTATTATCTGTTTTTCGTTTTCTTTTTCTTTGCGAAGCGCATGCGCAAAT